TAAAAAATTATTATAAATATAAGGACAAATAGTTTTTTATAAAAAACAGAGGAGACTAACATGGGCTTATGGGGAGTTACACCAAATTTAAAACCAAAGTTTTTGCCTACAGACAAAAACGCCGCTGGTTCAACTGGTGCAAGAGAACACGCTATTGCGACCAAAAGTGGTTGGGGTCTAACACCAGGCCTTGCTGCTAGTGGAAACGACAATACAGACGCACAACCAGAAATACTGGTATGTGTTAAAAATTTAGCAGAAGCATTTGGTTCTGCATCTATTATTGGTATAAATTGGACTGACGCAACTGTTGCTGACACAGGTACATTTGATATCACAGTGACATTTGACGAAGCAGTAGATATTACATCTGCTACAAGAACTGCAAACCAAACAATTACAAATAAAGCATATATCTTACTTTCAAGAGTTGGAAAAACAGACATGGTCGAAGATAGTACAGTGGCCTGTCAATATTTTTCTGGTTCAGGTACAAACCAACTAACATTTAGAGGACTTGTACAAACAAATGCAGCTGCAGGCTTTTTAGCATTTAATGGCGAAGGAGTTGGAGACACAGGTGTTGTAACAGGTATTAACTTTGACGGAACTGCTACAATGACTGAGGAAGACGGAAGTTCAGCATTAAGTATTAGACTTGAAGCTGGAACTGCAACTGAAGGTACATTCGGTGCAAAACTTATTGCAAACGGAAGTGCTGGTAAATCTGCAACAGTAAATGGTGCGATTACAACAGCAACAACAGCATTAGTATTAGACGGTAATTCTGGCACAATTGCAGTTGGTGATGTTGTAACTGTAAAAGATACAAGCACATTATCTTTCGCAGACTCAGATGGTAATACAGCAATCTCAACAAACAACGAATTAACAGTTACTGCTACAAATGGATCAACATCCGTAACACTAAGTGAAGCAATCACAGTCGCAGACGATGTTGATGTTTTATTTCACACAAACGGTGGTGAAGAGATCATCTGTGATTCATTAGGATTTAAAGTTGCAGGTCCATTATTTGATAGTAGATCTGATATTACAACAATTACTAGAACTGGTCAAGATACAAGTGTTGCAATTCAACTAGAAGCTGCAACTGAAGATCTAGATGGCGATTCAAATGCCGCTGGAAACTTCTTTAGACTCGTACAAGAATCAGGTAGTGCCGCATCTGAAGATAGTGATGGTAGAAACATCGAAGGTAAAACAACAAGAACTGATCCTATCGTTGTTGAGACATCATTGAATGATGCCGCAACTCTATCACAAACAGGATCATCAAGTGGAACAGCAAACATCTTAAAAGGTGTTGATGTCGCTGCCGCATAGAGTATAAATAGTTTAACTTGAGTCTATTATTATAGGCTCAGTGATGTAGGATAGGGAAACTGATTTCCTACAGTAGAATCCCTCGTAAGAGGTTATTAACATAGAAGGAGACCTATAATGGCCGATCTAAAGATCACTGCATTAACTTCTCTAGCAGCCGCATCAGCAAGAGAAGACTTATTGCATATAATCGATGATCCAAGTGGAACACCGATTAACAAAAAAGAAACAGTTGGAGATTTCTTCAACGCATTAACAGCACCAGTAACACTTGCTGACTCAGACGTAACTTTGACAGAAGCAACACACGCTGGTAGAATTCTTGTTACACCAAACGTAAGTGCAAATAGAACATACACATTACCAACACCTAAAGTTGGAATGTTATTCAGATTTATTGGCCCAACAGGTTTGGCTGCAGCTGATGGTCACTCAGTGATTATATCTGCTGGTTCTGGTAACTCAATTTTCTTCAAAGGACAATTAGTTCACCACGATACAAACCAGACAAGTCAAACAACATCTGTTGTATTCTCAGATCAAGACTCAAATGAGACAATCACAGTAGCGATTGCTCAAGCAATTGATATCACATGTGTTGGTACATCAACAACAACATGGCAGATTTCAGGCTTCACTGCATCTGATACATTAGTAGCATTTGCTGACTAATCTTAATTTTGAAGTGACCATCTTTATGGTGGTCACTTTTTTATCATAAGGAGTTTATTATGAGTTTAGGAAAAGAAGAACTTGAAGATCAGATTGAAAAGTTGACTAAAGATATAGCAACTTTACAAAATGCAATTACTGGTTTTGAAAAGAAAAAACAAGAAGCAATTGCACAACTAAACGCATTTCAAGGCGCAGTGCAACAATGTCAATTGTTTTTAAAAGAGATTAATAATGAGGCCGAAAGTGGAACTGATGATTTAGGTGGATTACCTGATGCACCTAAAGAAGAGGAAAAAACTGACGACCAGATGTGATTATGGTGTATGCCATAAGTAAAATTCCCTACGTAGGGTTTATATAAAGGAGAACGGTTATGGCCGATAAGAAAATTACAGCGTTAACAGATTTGTCAACTGGTGTTGCATCTGCTGACCTGTTACACGTGATTGATGATCCAAGTGGAACACCAATCAACAAAAAAGTTTCAGTCGCAAACTTTATCAACAACTTACCATCATTTATAGGTTTCTCAAATTCAGTAGAAGATATTTCTGATGGCACACAAACAGCGATCTCAGTATCAACTGCTTTGACATTATTACAAACTGCTGGTACAAATGCTACAACTCTTGCAAACGGAACAGTGGTTGGTCAAATTAAAATCATCGTTCACGATACAGACGGTGGATCAACTGAGATGACACCTGCAAGTGCATTAGGATTTGTAAATGCAGACTTTGTTACCGCTGGTGATACACTAACATGTATGTGGACAGGTTCTGCATGGGTTGTACTTGCATCCCACGCTGCAGCTGCTGACACAGGTGTTGCTGAGGTATCAGACGACTAATAACTAATTAACACTTGGGGCGTAAAGCCCCAGGTGCTATGAAGGGAAAAAAATGAAAAGTTTTAAAAAATTTGTCAAAGAAGGTGTGGGTCCTCATGCTATGGGATTTCAGTTTGATTCAGGCACTAACATGTCTGCATTATCAAACCCAGTTGTTATTCAAAAGTTAAATGCCTATGTTGGTGTTATTACTAATGAAGAAACAAAGATAGTTGAAGACGCAATTTCTAACCTTAGACAAAAACTTATGAGAGTTGGATTAACATTTGGCGAAGTTCCTATGTTTGAAGGTAAGAATGGTAATTTTTCACTTCCATTAACATTATTTGGTGGAAGATTTGGAAAAGACACAGATACACCTCACGATGAATTCTTAAATGATGACGGTATATCTGATAAAGTTGAGGGTGGATTATCATTGAATATTGGATATGAAATGACCGAGTCAAACTGTTATAAGATTACTGCAAAAATAGAATAGTAATGGCATGTATGAGAAGATTACTTCTGATAATGTCATCATGTACGCAATAAAAAATTATAACAATCCTCAATGCGAGGGTGAACTTGAATTTTATGATGATTTAAAAAGATTTAAATATATTAAAAGACTCTTTAAAAAGTATCTAGAAACGGGTGAACTTCGAGAACGCCTTCTAATTAATCACTTCATAGTTTTGAACAATGTTTTTGGTTCTGATGCAGCCATAACATTATTATTATTTAAGATAGAAAAAGAATATTGGAGTATTATGAAATCATTTTTAATATATCTAAATATGTTAGAGAAACACGAATTAAAAGATGTACAACCTGACGAGAACGTGTTTGAAATATTAAGGAAAATATAATGGGAAGAGCAGTAGATTTATTTGTAACATATCGTTTTATTAAATTATTAACGACACCTTTTGAAAAAACAGAGGCGTTTAAATTAGGTATTATTGATAAAGATGGTAATAGAATTAAAAAAGAAAAATCAACAAAACCAGCAGTTGAATTAGCAACCAGTGAACAAAAGGCTGCATATACAATACTTCATAAATTAGTTTTTAATATCAAAAAAATATTCTCCAAAGTACCAGGTTTGAGAACAAAAGTAGGAACATATGCTGCCGCTTTATTTTTACTAAAAGATACATTTAAAGAATCTGTATCAGACCCAGATTTGTTTGAAAAAGAGTTTATTAAATATCTAAAAGAAGAGAATATAGAGTTTGATGATGAGATACAAGAAGAGGTCATAGGATTTGGTGAACAACTTCCAAAAGGAAGATATAGGTTAAAACAAGATATACTAAATAAACAAGAAGAAGAGTTAAGTGCAAAGAAGGGTGATATTGTCATTGCATTTGATGACGAGGCACCGTTTGATACAATATTAGGAGTAGAAATTTTTTCTGTTGTGCATGAAAAATCACAAGAAAAAATATATGTAAGTTTAGAGGATTTAGAAGATGCTTAAAAAATTTAGAGAAGTAAATGTTTTTAATGGCAAACCTGTAGATGAAGATGCACCAACAAATGCAACTGGCCCTGCTGTTGCTGGAACAGGTGATGATAGTTCAGTCGTGGTAGTGAGAAGAAAAAAAGATAAAGAAAAGAAAATGTTTATTGATGCTAGAACAAAAGCATATAAACAACATGCAGAAAAATTACAAAAGATGCGTGAAAGAAGAAGTAAACTAAAAGAAAAAATACTTTCACATAATGAAGACTTCTATAGAGAAATGTATGTTGTAGAAAACAACCTTAGAATGTTGAGAGATATTGTTAAAAAGAAACAAAACAAACCTATAAAATTTAAAGATGGTAGAATGAAAGTTGATTTATTTACTGCAAGTACAATCACACAAGTTTATGATAAAGTAAACACATCAAATAAAAAAAAGATTGAGAATATGATAAATGGCACAAAGAAAAATTTTTTACAAATCTCTAATGCTGTCATGAAAATTGCGAGATAAACATGGGATTGATGTCTCTAAAAGAATATGGTCTTGCATATGAACCATCTGGTAGAGACTATGCATATAGTTTATATCAACCTGTCGCAGATCTCAATTTAAGAGCTCAAAAAGAGAAACAAGTTTCCAAATCAGATATAGATCAAATAGAAAGATACGCAGATCGTCTTTTTGCGTCATTGAATATTGATGTAGAATTTACTAGACATTTTATGGATCGAGTAAATGATGCAAGAAATAAAACTCAAATTACACCATCTGAACTTACAAGACTATTCAAACAGTCTTACAGAAAACACGGAAAAAAGATTAAAAATTTAGGCCCAGACGCAGAAGCAGTATTGAATGATATGCAAACTGATATCAATATGCCATTTGTTTTAAAAGTTGATGGTAACGAACTTGATTTAGTTGCAAAAACTGTCATGAGAAAAAAAAATTTTAAAACAAAAGGACCGAAACTTTCATTTGAAGAATTTAGAAAAATAGATGAAAAAAAGAAAGATACATGTCCACCCGGTTATAGATATGATACAAATTTAAATCAATGTGTTCCTATTAATTTTAGAAAAACATATTACATAGGAGTTCCAAGATCCACATCTACAGATCAAGATACGGAAACAGACACATCAAATACAGATAATCAAACAGGTAATGATAGTGGAAATACAGGAAATGGTAACGGAAATGCATCAGGTGGTAATGGCGCCAGTGGTGGTAACGGTAACGGTGGAAACAGTGGAGGTGAACAATACATAGCTGCAGATGTTAGAAGAATGCCAGATGGTCGATATGGAGTTTATGCAGATAAATTTAAAAACAAAAGAAGAGTAATGACACCCGGTGGTAAACATGCAAAAGAACTTAAAAAAGTTTATAGTAATAAAAAAGATGCAAACGATTATATGGCTGCAATAATGATTGCAAAGGGGGGATGATGAAACACTATGAAGATTTTATAGAAAGTTTATGGGCAAATATTCATAAAAAAAGACAAAGAATTAAAAGAGGTTCTGGTGAAAAAATGAGAAAACCCGGTGAAAAGGGTGCTCCTACACCTGCACAAATGAAAAGGGCAAAAGACGCATCTGAAGATAATCATACACCTTTAGCAAAAATTAAAGCAGATCATAAAAGAGAACGTGAGGCTAATGCAATTAGAAGAGACAGAGAATTAGATCGTGCAAGAATAGCCACTGCAAGACAAATGAATACAGAGAAAGCACCTGATACATCTGATGCTATGAAAAGATATAAAGCAGGTAAAGCTGGTTTCACAGACATAGCGCATTTAAAAGCAAAAGGATTGATTAAGAGGTCTGATGGTTCTAAAAGAAAATCAGATAAATACAAATAATGACAGATACAAAAAAAGTAAATTTAGAATTAGAGATTGACACTAATACAGTTGATTCTAGTAAAAATAAATATCAAGGTCTAATTGATCTTGCAAAAGCAGTTGATGCTTGGAGAATTTTTCCTAGATTATTTTTAACTGTTTACATAGTATTATTATATAAATGTGTGATTTGGTATATGAACTTGGCAGCTCCAACAATGGAACAATCTGGTTTGATTAGTATAGTTGTTGGTGCAGGTGCTGCCTGGTTTGGGTTATATACTGGCACAAGTAAAAGTAAAAAATAGGAGTTTACATGGCAAATAAATTTAATGGACTAGTTAATGCTGTATTTTTACCACCTAGAAATTGGGTATTAAATCAACCACTCACATTTACTTGTAAAGAGTTAACAGATGAATGGATAAAAATGTTAAAAGATTGTGGTGTAGATATTAATGGAACTACTATTAATGTTCCTAGTGGATACATTACAGACCTTGCAAGTGTACCAAGAGCGTGTTGGGCTTTTATAGCACCTTTTGATGTTGCGAGGGCGGCTATTGTACATGACATATTATATGAAAAAATTAATATGGCTTTTAAAGCAGGTACAATAAAAGACAGAGAACCATATAGACTGATTGCAGACACTATGTTTAAATTAGCTATGAAATGTAGTGAACCTGCTGTACCAGGTTGGAAAATTTGGTCAGCTCATTCTGCTGTAAGATTATTTGGTAGATTTGCAATTAAAAACTCACAGCCGAGAGGCAATAAACCAAAGGTGTAATATGTTGTTCTTTTTAACTAGAGCAATAATGGGTAGTATCGTAGGTAACGCTACTGCTACATGGTTCAAAAAAACCAAAGTTGGTGTGTGGTTTTATAATAAAGTAGAACAATGTTATAATTGGGCTGCTAAGCGATATGATATAGAGATACTAACTAAGGAACAAAAGTTGATTAAGAAGTTTCCTGTGTTATCAAAAAAAATTGATGATATGGAAAAACGAATTATGAAACTAGAGGAGAAATAAAAATGAACTGGTTAAAAAACAGAGTAAAAGAAATGTCCTCATGGTCAGGCGCTAGTCTGATTGCATTTGGATTATTGGTTGTTTTAGGTGGACCATTTGTCAATATATTGGCATGGGTCGCTATCGTATGGGGTATTATTTCCATAATCCGACAAGACTAATCATTTATGTTTGGAATAAGACTATTACTAATCGGTGTCGTCAGCGCCACATTAATTGGCGCTGGCGCTTATGTGCTTAAGTTAAGATCAGACAACGCAATTCTCAAAGCAAATCAAATAAAATTAGAAAGTGCGATTGAGACACAAAAAGAAGTTATCGAAAATCAGAAACAAGATTACGAACAAATTATCTCTATCAATAAACAACTAAATGATGATATAGTACAGATTAATAAGTCAAAACAGATATTACAGAATAAATTATCTAAACACGACTTAAATTATCTTGCAGTAGAGAAACCAGGGTTGATTGAAAAAATTATCAATAAGGGATCTAATAAAATTATGAATGATTTAAATGAGGCAACAAGATGATGAGAGTTGTAGTAACATGCATGATGTTGGTAGTTGTATTACTAATATTCTCTGGTTGTTCAACATTTAAATCAGAGAAACAAGTAGAAGTAATTACACAAGAAATTGAAAAACCAAAATTAAATTTAGAAGTGGTAGAACCACTAGATTTAAAACCTGTTAAATGGATTGTAATTACAAGAGAAAATGTTGCAGAAGTTTTTACTAATCTAGAACAAGAGGGAAAATCAGTGGCATTATTTGCACTTGATACTGATACATATGAAGTATTAGCAATAAATATGGAAGATATAAAAAGATATATACTAACTCAAAATAAAATTCTAGTTAAGTACAAAGAATATTACGAACCTGTTGAATCAAATCAATAAATCGAGGGGGAGTTCTCTACATCATATCACTACAATAAGAAAGGAGATCCATTATGGAAATCTTAAATAAATGTAGAGCTTGGGCATCTGCTTTGGCAGAGGTCGGTGTAAGTTTAATTGCACTTGGCATTGTGTTTGAAGTTCTATTTAACGGACAGGGCATACCGTTCTGGCCAAATATTAACGTGATAGGAAATGTACAAAGCATTGTAGCAGGTTTTTCTGCTCAGGGCTTAGTTGGATTAGTAGCAGTTTGGGTATTATACTCAATCTATTCTAAAAAATAATAAATAATAAGGGGAGAGAGTTTTGTCAGATATACAATTAGATGTAGAGTTATTGAAGAAAGACGTAAAAGAAATGAAGTTTATTCATGGTCGTCTCGATAATGCTATTTCAAAAATATCAGACGTTTCAAACTCTATCAACCGCATGTTGGCAGTGCATGAAGAAAAACTCTCTTCCCAAGAAGAAGCAATAATCAACGCAGAGAATTTAGTTGAAGCCAGACGAATGGAATTCAACAAAGAAATCAAAGAACTTCACGATAGAATCACTAAAAATAGTAAAGAACAAATAGACGCAATAAATAATCTAAAGACAGAATTATCGGGCCGTGTGGCCGTCTTAGACAAGTTTAGATGGGTATTAATTGGTGGTTCCATAGTTATCGGATTCATTATTCACAAGTTAATGAATATCGGTATTACTATTTCTTGACAAATACATCAAAATATAGTAGGATAATCTAATGACCAGATATAAGGTTGAAACTCATAAAGTGAGTGTGCGACATATTGTCATAAACGCAGACAGTGAGGAAGAGGCCAAAAAATTGGCAAGAGATTATGTTGATAATAAATCACATATAAATCCAACAATAACTTATGATAAAAAATTAAAAAAAATTAAGAGATGTAAAGAATTAGATTGACAATCAGATAACACCTGATATATTATGATACAATGTATTTAGAACAAAAGTATTTACTTTTGGTTTCATCACAATTAGGACTATTTAAAAAGAAGAGTAATAATCTCTATAACTTTCGTTGTCCTTATTGTGGTGATTCTCAAAAAAGTAAAAGTAAAGCAAGAGGATATGTTTTTCAAAAAGAAAATTCTCTTATCTATAAGTGTCACAACTGTGGTGTTGGCACAACTGTTCCCAAACTAATCAGACATGTAAATGAGACTTTGTATAATGAATTCATGACAGAATCATATCGTGCAGAGATACCAAAAGATAATGCTAGAGGTATTCGCATAGATACAAATGAGTTATCCCCAACTGTTAAGAACATGTTGAGAAGTTCTAATTCTAAATTAAGTAGATTAAAAAAAGTTTCACAATTAGATCATGATCACCCAGTAAAAAAATTTGTTGAAGATAGAAAGATACCCTCAGATAAACATTATTTACTTTACTATGCCCCACACTTTTATAAGTTTGTAAATACAATTATTGACAATAAGTTTCCTAGTCTAGTCGGTGATCATCCTAGATTAGTAATACCTTTTTTTAATGAAAAGAATGAAATAATTGCAATACAAGGAAGGGCATTTGGAAATGAAAATCCTAAATACATCACGATCAAAATTGACGAAAATCAAGAAAAAATATACGGAACTGACAGAGTTGATTGGGATAGAACAGTTTGTGTATTTGAAGGCCCTATTGATAGCTTGTTTATTAATAATAGTATTGCGACTGCTCAGTCTGACCTAAGAGTTTATAAAGATAATGTTGTTTTGGTACCCGATAATGAACCAAGAAACTTTGAAATCGTAAAACAAATTGAAAAGTATATCGATGAAAATTTTCAAGTTGTTATATGGCCAAGTGAAATAAAACAAAAAGACGTAAACGAAATGATTTTGTCTGGTAAAACTGAAAGACAAATTAAAGATATAATAGCGCAAAACACTTTTAGTGGTTTGTTAGCAAAAACAAAATTAATTGAGTGGAAAAAAATTTGACTTATTGTGTAAAAGCGTTTGATGAGATTTATTCTGATAGTGCAAATAGATATCGTTTGTGTTGTCATGCAAATGTAAACAAATCTATTTCACACATGACTACAGATAATACGTTACCATTTGAATATTTTTTGTCAAAGGAAATGGAAAAAATTCGTGATGACATGTTTGATGGTAAAAAAATTGATGGTTGTGAAGGATGTTATAATGATGAAGAAATAAATGGATACAGTCATAGAACAAAGTTTAATGAAGAATCAGATTACAATGCAGGTGATGTAACAAAAGTAAGCACTAAATTAAAAAATTTTGGAAGTCGTTGTAATCTTGGTTGTTATATGTGTCGTCCATATGATTCATCAACACGAAGACAAGAATTAAAAGACGCAGGTTTAATCGACACATGGAACAATCTTGGTTTAGATGAATTTGAGAGAGAGTGGGTAAAAAATGTGTCATCAAAAGATGTTGAAATATTTAATCAAAATATATTAGATAATATTGACAAAGTAAGGCAAATAAGAATATTCGGTGGTGAACCTGTATTGTTGGATAGAGTTTGGCAATTTTTAGATGATATAAAATCTGAAGATGCAAAAAATATTGAGATAGAGATGACCACTAATTTGACACACATTTCATATAAAGATTGGTCATTGAAATCAATAGATAAAAAATTTAAAAATTTAAAGTTAGGAGTATCTTGTGATCATTTTGGTGAAAAACTTAAATTCATAAGATATCCAATAAATGTTAATGACTTTGAAAAAAATTTGATTACAATGAAAGATAATGTTTTACAAATTTATTGTACAGTAAGTATTTTAAATGCTTTTGATTTGAAAGAGATTGAGGAATATTATAAAGATTTTAGAGTTTGGTTTGAACCAGTGAATAGTCCAGCGTCTTTGTCAATAAAAAATTTACCGAACAAAGATCAAATAAAATATATTCCAAATCAACTTATAAAGAATGAATTGATGAAACCAAAGAATGATGATGAGTATAAAAAGGGAATTGCATATATACAAGCGTTGCAAGATTATAGGAGAGGCATATGAAAAAACAGTATTGTAATGTCAAAATTGATACAGATCGAGATCAAAACTTCACAGACCAAGCACAGAAACTTTTAAAGGACTATTACTGTCTTAAAGACGAACCTTCTCCACAATTCGCTCTTGCAAGAGCATCAAACGCTTACTCATACGGCGACAAACAATTAGCACAAAAAATTTATGACTACGCAAGTCAAGGTTGGTTTATGTTTGCATCACCTGTACTATCAAACGCACCTTTGCCAGGTAAGAAAGCAAAAGCATTACCAATATCTTGTTTTCTAACTTATGTGCCAGACACACTTGAAGGATTGATTGATCATACATCAGAGTTAAGATGGTTATCAGTTAAAGGTGGTGGAGTCGGCGGTCACTGGTCTAATGTTCGTTCAGTATCAGAAATTGCACCAGGCCCAATACCTTTCTTACATACTGTAGATGCAGACATGATTGCTTATAGACAAGGTAAGACTAGAAAGGGAAGTTATGCAGCTTACATAGATGTATCACACCCAGACATTATGGAGTTTCTAACTTTACGTATTCCAACTGGTGATATTGGACGTAAGACTTTGAATCTACATAATGCAGTAAATGTGACAGACAAGTTTATGAACGCTGTCAAAAAAGATATGGATTGGCAACTTATAGACCCTGCTGATAATACTATTAGAGATACAGTTAAGGCAAGAAAATTATGGGAACAAATTTTAGAAGTTAGATTTAGAACTGGTGAACCTTATGTGAACTTTCTTGATACTGCAAACAAATACTTACCAGAATCACTTAAAGAAAAAGGTTTGAAAATACACGGATCAAACTTATGTAATGAAATACATTTACCAACTAATGAAGAAAGAACTGCTGTTTGTTGTTTATCATCTTTGAATTTAGAAAAGTATGATGAGTTCAAAGACACAACAATTGTAAGAGATTTAATAACATTTCTAGATAATGTATTACAATTTTTTGTCGATAACGCAGGTGATGAAATTAGTCGTGCTAGATATTCTGCTACACAAGAAAGAAGTTTAGGTCTTGGTGCAATGGGATATCATTCTTATTTACAAAAACATATGATACCATTTGAACAATCGGGTCGTATTAATAAAGAAATTTTTTCATGGATGAGAAGTGAAGCGGACACACAAACATTAATATTAGGAAAAGAAAAGGGTGAGGCACCTGATATGAAGGGAACTGGCAGACGAAATGCTCATTGTCTTGCGATAGCACCTAATGCTAATTCATCAATGATAGTAGGAACATCACCATCAATTGAACCTAACAAAGCAAACGCATACACACATAGAACAAGAGCAGGTTCACATCTGATAAAAAATAAGTATCTTGAAAAAATACTTATAGAAAATAAAATGAACACACCTGAAGTTTGGACTGGTATAGTGACAAACAACGGATCAGTGGATCATCTAGAATTTTTAAATGATGAACAAAAAGAAGTATTTAAAACTGCTGTTGAATTAGATCAAATGAGATTGGTTGAACTTGGAGGTCAAAGACAAGTTTATCTTGATCAAGGTCAATCACTTAATTTATTCTTTCCAGCAGGAGCATCAAAAAAATATGTTCAGTCAGTACACATGAGAGCATGGGAGACTGAATGTAAAGGACTTTACTATTTAAGAACAGAGGTATCTAAACGTGCAGAGAATATCGCTCAAAAAGTAGTATTAGATAAATTAAAGGACTATTCAGACATTAAAAAAGAGGAAGAAGAATGTCTGGCTTGTCAAGCATAGGAGAAAAAAATGGACGTACAAATCTACTCGAAACCAGATTGCGGTTATTGTTTAAATGCCAAAAATTGGTTTAAAGAACATGGTATTGATTATGTTGAACACTCATTAATTAATGAGGATGATCAAATGGAGTTTATTCAAAGAGTAAACAATGTTGAAGAAAAGTTAGGGAACAAAATGGATAAGTTAACATCTGTTCCACAAATATTTATTAATGGTGAAAGAATAGGTGGATATGCACAACTACTAGAAAGTTCTGAAAAGATTCTTAAAAAAAGAGGTGGAGGTCTTTACAAATTTAGTGAGACATACAAACCATTTTATTACCCTTGGGCTGTAGAGTTTGTGACAAAACATGAAAAGGTTCATTGGATTGAAGACGAAGTAGATTTATCTGAAGACGTAACAGATTGGAAAGGTGGAAAGATGACAGATATTGAAAAAGAATATGTCACACATGTTCTAAGACTTTTCACACAATCAGACGTTGCAGTTGGTCAAAATTATTATGATCAGTTTCTTCCTAAATTTAAAAACAATGAAATAAGAAATATGTTAGGATCGTTTGCGTCTAGAGAGGGAATACATCAAAGAGCATATGCGTTACTAAATGAAACACTTGGATTACCTGATGAAGAGTTTCATGCATTTTTAGAATATCAAGAGATGGCAGATAAAGTTGATTTCATGATGAACTCAAATGTAAGTACAAAGAAAGGCATGGCTCTAGCACTTGCTAAATCAGTATTTAACGAGGGTATTTCACTGTTTGCATCATTTGTAATGTTGTTAAACTTTCAGAGATTCGGAAAGATGAAAGGTTCTGGTAAGATTGTAGAATGGTCAGTAAGAGATGAATCAATGCACGTTGAAGGTATCGCTCACTTATTCAGAGCATTCTGTGCTGAGAATGCAACAATTGTTGATAATCAACTTAAAAAAGAAATTTATGAGATGTCAAAAAAGGTTGTTGAACTTGAAGATAAATTTATTGATCTTGCATACGGCATGGGTGAACCTGAGGGATTATCTAAAGAAGATGTAAAACAATATATTAGATATATAGCAGACAGACGACTATTACAACTTGGTTTAAAAACAAACTTCAAAGTAAAAGAAAATCCAATCCCATGGTTAGAGTGGATTTTAAATGCAGCTGATCACACAAACTTTTTTGAAAACAGAGTAACAGAATATGAAGTTGCAGGTTTGACAGGTGATTGGCAAGTTGCATACGATGACCCAGAGTCACATGTAAATTGTGATCACGATGAAGGAACATGTGTAGTAGAGGAACCTAAAAAAGAACAAGTGAGTAATCAAGGGAATTTATTCTAATGAGTGATTGTTGTACAAGAAAACGTACTTGGAAAGACGTAATGTTTTTGCCTATGGCAATAACTTTTACCCTTATAGGTTTTTCGTTATTGTTGGGAATTGAAATGGGCATTGCTTACGCACTAGGATTTATATAATGAGAAAAAAGATATTGTGTGAAGAATGCGAAGCAACATATGAACTAAAGCACGATATGGACCCAGATTACTTTGTGATTGAGCACTGCCCATTTTGCGGTGCTCAACAAGAAACTGATGAATATGTTGCATATGAAGAGGAATATGATGAATGAAAACACAGTCGGCCAAAGCAAAAGGTCGTAGATTACAACAATGGTTTCGTGATTTACTGATTGAAAAACTAAACATACACACTGAAGATATAGAATCAAGAAGTATGGGAGCAGGTGGTGAGGACTTGATTATGTCAAGATCTGCGAGACATCATTTTCCATATAGCATTGAATGTAAAAATGTCGAAAAGTTAAATGTATGGGAAGCATATAAACAAGCAAAAGAGAATTCTAAAGACTATGAACCTATTGTAGTCATGAAAAGAAATAATCACAGACCTTTAGTTGTTGTTGATGCTGAACATTTTGTAAAAATATATGAAGATTGGACGCATGACGTTTTAAATGATGAGTGAAAAATTAGATAAAATAGAAAAGAGACTAGATAATCTAGAAAAAAAAATAGATCATCTAACAAAAACTCTTGACAAACATATAAAGTTTATAGATAATACTTACGAGGGATTACGTAATCCTATTGATAGTGTGAAAAGGTGGTTAAGTAAGTGACAATAGAACAATATAAGATATATCATAAAATAGAGGAAAAGTACGGCGACGGCCAGATGATCCTTTCTTATTATAATCAAATTAAAGGTTTGATTGATGATACAAAATCCGAATCACTATTAGACTTTGGTTGTGGAAAAGCAAAAATCTATAATAGAATAAATCTTGCAGAAAAGTTTGGAATGATGCCAGACTTATATGACCCTGCGATTGAAGAATACTCTGAACTACCAAATAAACAATATGATGGTGTTTTTTGTTGTGATGTTATGGAACATATACCGGAAAATATAGTACCTGATGTTATTGAACAAATTTATGAAAGAGCGAATAAGTTTGTTTTCTTTGCAATCGCTACCGACCCTGCGACGGCAGTTCTGCCCAATGGAGAAAATGCTCATTGTACCACTAAACCAATACAGTGGTGGGAAGAGATGATTAATAAAAATGCACCCAAAAAGGTTTATTCACATGTATTATTGACAGGAAAGTTTGAAAACTATTCTATATTAAATGAGGAGTTATATCTTGAATCATTATTCTAAAGTGTTAATATTATCTGCCCACCCAGATGATTTAGAAATATCATGTGGTGGAACAGTTGCAAAGTTTGTAGATGAAGGAACTAAAGTAGATAACATTATTTTATGTTCAAACGTAAATCATAAAAAATGTGTTGCACCATCATCAAAAATTCTAGGATATAATCCAATATATTTAAATCATAGAGATGAATCGCCGACAAGTAAAGTCATTTCAGAGATAGAAAAGAAAGTTGACGTAGAATCATATGATTTACTAATTACACATTGGATTGAAGATTGGCATCAAGATCACAGATTTTGTCATGAATTAGGTAATTCATTAAGAAGAAAACAACAACTTGATGTATGGTATATGAATGCATATCCCTACTGTCAAAAATATAAAAGTTTTGAAGCAAACTTATTTGTGGATATTACAAGATACAAATATAAGAAACTAGACGCAATATCACTGTATGATAATGTGCCAGACGAATACTTTATTGGCATAGATAGTATGTCTAGATATCGAGGATCATTTGTACATGTAAAACACGCTGAGGTATTTAAAGTTGATACATTATTGTATAGTTAAATATGGTGATGAATGTCACTATCAAAAGGTTGATGATTTACTTAAAAACATTGTAGAACCTATTCGTGATAATTGTCATGATATAAAATTTCATTTACTAACTGATAAACCTGTAGATATTCCTTATATTAATAATATTAATTATGATGAGCAAGATGTTCAAGTTCACACACATTGGAAAAAGTTACAGTTTTTTGATCCAAAGTTTATTGGTGCAAGTAGGACTGATCAAACAATTGTGTCCGATTTGGATATGATATGGAATAAAAATCCTACTGAAATAGTGCAACATAATGTAAATAAAAAAACATTATTATCAGTAGATAGATGGTGGAAAAAAGATGGTGATGTATGCAGAATGTGTGGAACTTTTTATAAGTTTAATTCACACGATTTTAAATATATACCAAAATTATATAATAAACATTTTAAATATTTTAGAGAATATTATGCACTACATGAAGAGGCAGACTCAACTAGGATAGTTGGGGGTGAACAAAATTTTGTTCAAGAAATGATTGAACTCACAGGCACGATTAAATTGATGCCACCAACTTATGTAATGAAATCCAATTGGCCAGAGCATAATAAAGATTATGGATTACAAGATATATTTGTAAAAAGATTTGAAAATTCAACGGGTCTTAATTATCATGATTGCTGGGATTCTGCGATACTACATATAATCAAAAAAGGAATAAATTAACAGTAAAATGGAAATAGTAGAAATATTAAATAGATATGGTTTTGCAACATTGGCTGCAATAGGTATGGGTTGGTTTATATATTTTATTTACACATATATTACAACACAAGTTAAAGTAAAACTGGCACAAATGAATACAGTTTTAATAGCACTAATTGATAGAATAAGAATGTTAGACAATGACTTAATTAGATTGAGATCAAAATTAAATACAGTATTGACTCTTAGGGAGATCGAGAAACAAAAGAAGGATAAATAATTGTATGAAAATCTTACTTACACTTTTATTTTTATCTAGTTCAGTGTTCGCTGAACAAATGGTACATGAGTTTCATAACCCTGCATTTAGTGGGAATGGATACTCTCAACATGTTTTATCTGTGGATCAACTGCAACAACAAAGAAAACAAAAGAAGATTGATGATGATAAATCAAAAGTTGCAGCCGAAGAGAGAAAAGAAAAAAATAAAACAGTCAATAAATTTATATCAAATGTAGAATCTAGAATATACGCAAACTTATCTAAACAATTAGTTGATAATATGTTTGGTACAAGTTGTGATGCATCAACAACTACGTGTCCAACAAGTGGCACTGCGACTATCGAAGGTGCATCAATTTATTGGATTAAAGATACAACAACAGATACTATCACCCTTACTGTAACAGCAGATGACGGATCAGTAACTACAATAGTTGTACCAGTAGGAGATTTTCAGTTTTAATGGACTTATTTTTTAAAATATTAGTAGATTTTGGTTTACCTGTAGCGGCTGCAATAGTTATGGGATTTTTTATCTTTTTGATACTAAAATATATTCTTGAATCTGTGATTGGTCAAGTTTCTGGTATGCACGGAATAATAATGGCGTTAGATAATAGAGTGAAAAATATGAATAATGATATGATAAAGTTAGATATACAGATTTCTGATCT